ATCATCTTTCATCTCCAGAACACATGTGTCACTTATTTGCGACAAGCTTAACAACAGGTTCTGAAACGGTTTTCTGTTTAGATTGATTTGCATATGTCTTTTCTAGCAGACTATTCTGCTTTGTCAACTTATTAGAGATTTCTTTCAACAAAATAATAATTTCCTCAACTTTAGTCGGCTCCAAATTCAATTCCAATTGCCCATCATCCACTTTTTGTGGCATTGGTGCATACTGGGGAACTTGAGGTAATTGTTGGGGTTGTTGATACTGAACAGGTTGAGGAGCTTGTTGTCTTTGCGTTTGGATATACTCGTTCATACCTTTTTTCAAAGTCTGCGCTGATGTGATAAGTGTCGATGGTCGGTCAACCATCATCTGATCAATCTGATTGGATTGTCCAATCAAGAATGCCATTGCTTCAATTTCTTCGGGAATGTTATTCATAATTTATTAAAGGGAAACCCTCCCCATCAATCGGTGGGGAGGGTTAGTAGGGTTAGTCATCTAATCCAGCAAGAAGATCGTCAATTTCATCATCGTCATCTTCAACTACTTTCTTTTTTGGGGTCGATGTCGCTTTCGACTTTACATGAACCATGGGAATGTCATCTTCATCTTCATCTTCATCGATTACTACTTCTTTTTTGGCTTGTTTTAGAGGCTTGCGCTCTTCTTTCTCTTCACCAACGAAGAAGTGTTCGTTGAGAACTTCTTGAAGCTCGTCATAAGTCTTCACGGGGTAAACTGCTTCAAGATCATGAAGAGACTCACAAATCTTATCAATCTCTTCATCATCCAAAACAGTCTTGGACTTGGTAGTGATGAACGAAGATTCGAATGTGGTGTATTCACCTTTCTTCTCAGCAACGATCTTGAAATCATGTCCTTTAGTTGGGTCGAAAATGTCCCATCCAAGTTCATCGGAACGCTCCCCTTCGGTGGCATCATCAATGATTTTCTTAATTTGTGGACCCATACGAAGAATCCTCGTAGTGCCATTGTTTTCTGGTTTAGCAGGATCATTGATCACGTAAACATTCACAAGCCACTGCTCTTTCTGAGCAATTTCTGCTTTGTATTCTTTGTTCTCAGCTTTAGGATTAGCTTCTTTCCAGCTTTTCCAAAGTTTCCAACGAAGTTCAGAGATTGGATCACGATCACCAAAGGTCTGTAGACCGATGAAGCTCATATACGAACCTGTTGCTTTGCTGTTCCAACCATTTACCCAATGATGGAAGAGACTCTTTTCAGGATTCTCTACATTAGGGATCAGACGTAGGGTATAAGTATGACCAGCGGGAAAGCTCATAATATTTGAGAATTGTCCACCAGATGATTCATTACCCTTGTTTAAAGCTGCTTTGATCGAATCGAACATTGCAGCACCGAATTTGCTTTTTGTTTTTGTTGCCATATTGTTGTTTAGTTAATTTAGTTTAGTTGTTGGTTTACCTTATCAATTGCTTGTTTTGAAAATTCCTTCATTTTTTTACTCAGATAAAATTTGTTCTTCGTTTTTTGAAACGAAATCCAAAAGTCTGAGAAAATAAAATCCAGAATACGATTCTCCACCTCGATTTTTGTAACACCTAAAGAATGAAGCGCATACATATTTATATGGTGATTCTTCAGATGGTCAATCATGTTCGGTAGAGCGTCTTCAATATATAATGGATATTCTTTCAAAGTCAAGTTTTTTTCTTTGCAGAAATTTTTGACAAATTTAAGACTATCCACCAATCGATTGAGAGAACTTTCCGAATCAGGATCATCCATCTCAATTTTCTTCATGTATTGAGAGTATGCCTTCTTTGCTTTGGAAGTCAAGTAAAAATCCAAATCAAAATAGTCATCATCCTCAAAAATAACGTAAGGGGCAGCGAAATAATCATCAATTTTAATATTTTGATAACTATTGAAAAATCTTTCCAGAGAAGCGAGACGATCTAGCTTGGTTTGATCCATGTCGGAGAAATCCTTACGAATCCGAAATGGTTTGTCACGCATCTTGCGGGAGATGGCGAGATGAGAATTGTAAATTCTCTTTTGAAAGTCTGTCATATCAATCATTTAATATCTATCATTATAACTCATGAACGCATCCATGTAAGCGTCTTCTGTCATATCACGAATATCCCATTCAACAGATTCCAACCATCTTTTATTAAAATTGATACCATCAACATGTTCAGATAGCCATAAAATATAAGATGGTTCAATATCAGCAATCTCATCAAAAGATTTACCTTTATATTTCCCAAAATTAATTATATCCTCTGGTTTTTTCACTTCTTTCTTTTTTTCTGCTCTGAATTAATGTATTTCGTGATGAACTTACTACGTGAAATAGTAGGATCATAGTCTAAAAATACTCTAACCAATTCCTGATCGGAATCAAGCGACAATATCGTTTTCAGTATTGTTTTCAGTTTCTCTTCTTGGAGAGTAGTCACGAAAACATTTTGAATAGATAATTTTTTTCCTTTAAGATGATTTATAAAGGAACAATAGCATAGGAAGAGGTGATTTGTTTCCTCTTCCACAATTTCTGATGATGGATCAAAGCTCATAATTCTGTAAGTGTTTCGCTGAATTTCAAAAATTCCTTGGTGATTTTACCTCCTGATGCCCATTCGCCGCCACCACCGTCACACAGATTAGCAGCCATTTTAGCAATGTCAACCTCCGATCCTTTACATTTTCTAAAAGAAACGAATTTTGTATCAGGGTTCATTACAATTACAGCGTCTCCTTTATAATTTTCCATAATGGAATGGCTCAATTCATTCACGGAGAACTTAGAAATCGTGGAAATGACCTTAAATCCTTCCCATTCTCCTGTGAATAGTTGAATTTGCTCCAATTCTTTTTCTAATTCCTTGAAAAAACCTTCAGCAAGCTTAACTTCTGTGGTAGTGAACCCGTCAAACCCGTTCCAGAAGCGATTTACAAAATTAATAAAGCGATTTCCACCAGATTTACGATAAAGAGCATTGAGATACTTGGTTTCTTCGTGTTTTAGATCATATGAATTGTAATCATCGATATATAGGAAGAATTTTTTCAAATCTTTCGTAAATTCCACCTTTTCTTTGAATTTTTTATACAACATCTTGGTGCAAGATGAACATTCTTCCTGAATCATGGTGGAATCCCATGTTTTAAAGTCTTCGGGACGGTCTGAAACGAACACCACACGATGATCGTCAATCTTTTTGATAAGATTTTGATCTAGAACCATGCCGACTACGAAGATTTTATCATAATCTTCTGCATTTTCTTTAGCCCATGGTAGATATTGTTCTTCAAACTTACCAAAAAAACAATGACGATACTCAAAATTCTTAAATAAATTACCTAAAAGAACTGTAGAACCAATACCATCCAAATCTGAGTTGACCCAAGCAAAGATACGTTGCATGTCATAATTACTCGGATTTAAAGAATTGTCAATCATAATAACACAACATGTCGCTCCATCCAACGGCTCAAAGTCGTCTGTTTCGTATTCAGAGTCTTACGTTCGCCGTGGATGAGCTAGACGTTCGGCAAAATAATCCCCCACCCCCCTCCTCCCGACGACAAAGAGAAACAACAAACATTATGACAGATAATACAAAGAAAGGATATTTTGATGAAAATCTCACTTTTGATGGGATACAGAAGACAATCGATGATTTAGTAACAAATTACCCAAATCATATCGGCGTTATTACCGCAATTGGTAAGTTGGGTAGCTTAATGTCAATTTTACACGATGACAACAAAGAACAAAACCGACTAACAAAAATCCAGAATAGGCGAGTGGAGATTTTATCTTGGGTTGTCGGTGTTTGCACCTTGATTACGACATTTGCAACCATCATGAGTATCTGTAAGTGAATTACGGGCAAACCAATCCATAATCTCTTTAACTTTTCTATCCTGTTCACGATTGAATGATTCTTGATATTCTTTTTCAGTGTCTCGTTTGTCAGCATTTGTAATAAATCTCCACATCCTAGAAAAAAATGAAGAAGCCGAACAAGACGCTCCATCCAACGGCGAAAACGTCTTTGATTGTTTCGGACTCTGTTTGCGCCGTGGATGAGCTTGACGTTGTGTATTATTTTTATTTTTATTTTTCATAAGGTCTGTATTGTATTCTATTTTTTAAGAAAATCAACCATTTGATAATTTTTGCAATAAGTCCAATTCATCATTGTCCATAATTTCTTCCTCATCATCCGATTGAAATACTGTGAGCGTTTGATAATCGATTCTCATAGTCTGCACTGTTCCACGCATTCCAAATCTATTTTTCATCATTCCTAGACGAATTACACCCATTTCTTGATCTTCTTCGTTCTGAAAGATGGAAACCACCACATCGGCAGTAGTCGATATTGAAATCGATTCTGATACGGACTCCAATCCGGGTTCTCCACCATATTCCGAACGCCGAATTTGACTTGCTGATACTATGGGACACTTGAACACATACGATAATGCTCTGATTTGCTCACAAATGTTTTTACCCTTCTCATAAGAATTATCACCAGCAGCCGTAAGCAAAGTAAGGTAATCAAGCACCACAGCATCGATTCTGATACCAGAATCTTTCATTTTCTTGATGAAAGCACCCAATTGCTTGGGGGTAATCGTAGATGGGGGGAATTCTTTGATATAAATCCTACCATCAGTGTTCTTATGCTCTTGTTCAAGGGCATGTCGAAGCGTTGGAACACAATTTCGGAACTCTTTCATCGGAATCTTTGTCACATTGGACGCAATTCTCTTAGCATAGAGTGTTTCCGACATCTCCAGAGTCACCACAAGCACATGTTTACCCTGTGATGCCATGTTTGCTGCCACATTACCAAGGAAAATACTCTTACCAATGTTGGATTGACCAGCGAACACATACAATGCCTTGCCAGCTTCTTGGAATCCACCTCCCAGTGCTTCATCTAACCATGCCCATTTGGAAGAAATGGTGGTTTCATCACTCAAAATGTCATCAATGACCTTTTCAACATCACCATAAAGCTCAATTCCTTTATCAACATTGAGATTGATACCAGCAATCTTCTCAAATTTCTCTACGATCTCGGCAGTATCAGCTTCTCCTTCGGAAATTGCCTCTGCGGACTCCAAAATAGAGTGATACATACCTCTTTCCTTGAGGAATCTTTCAGTATTCTCATACAATTCATCCTGATTGTGATTGGAATCAATCTCTTTGAATGACTCAATTAACTTTTTGAAGTTGGTTTTGAGTTCATCTGTAGTGAGATACGTCTTTACTTCGGAAAATGTGGGGAGAGCTTGCCGTTTCTCATAGAAATCCGTAACAATCTCAAAATATTTCGCAATATTCTTGTCTGTGAAATACTTGGGTTGGACGTAATCTGCGATGGATGCCAGATAAGCCCCATTCGTGATTGCGTTCTTTACCAGAACCTTTTCAAAATAATCAAAATCAATTTCGGACATCTATAATTTTACTTTTTTGTAATGATTCTTTAGTATCACCTTCTTGCATTTGACGAATTTTACCACTGTAATCAATTTTATCAGGTTGCCCAGTGTAATCGGGAGCATCAATCATCGTCATTCGCCACTCTTTACCTTTAATAATAACTATTTCTTCTTTATTGTCCATATGTCTCCAAATAATATTTCTCACCAGCTTTCCAATCCTCAGTGAATTCTCGCAACCCTGGAGATTCATGAGTAATCATAACATCACCTACTCCAATTTTCAAGCCTTTTTCTAAAGCTTTTTGTTGCATACAGAGATCATAGAAGTGGAAACCTGATGGACAATCCTCATCAAACCGCACAGTTTCAATCGCTTTCCGATTGAATGCCATGAAAACACCATCAATCATCACCACTCTTTGTGGATAAGCACCAAAACTGGTCATATATTTTTTATCACCGTGCTTGTGCGCTACTGCACCGTGTAGGTGTCCTTGCCCCATCAGATGCCAGAGTGCAGGAGACTTGATTTCTGCTTGAGAACACCCTGCTACGCCCACAATATCGAATTCCTGAAATAGTTTCTCCAGCTTTGGTCGAGGATCATGTTCCAGATGAACGTCATCGTGGATGAACATCACATAATCAAATTTCTCCTTGATGGCTATGTCTAGGAATTCATTATAAACCTTGGCAAGTCCTTGGCGATTGTTGAACTTTGGGCGAATAAAATGATCCAAATCCAAATCCAAAGCTGTTTTAGCTAGGGGAAAGTGCCAATTATTGCCTTTGGTCGCGGTGAAGATACAAATATTAGAATTTGACATGGAATTATCTTAACATGTCTTATTGGGAAGTCAATTTATTAAATAATAACATGTTAGACGATTTACAAAAATTATACGAGGAGATTTTATTGGAATATAAGGTATCTCCCCACCAACTTTCTAATATGAGTCTCAAACAGGTATATAATGAATGTTATGAGATTTTCATAGATTTAGGTTTCACTACAGCTTCGACATTCGCTATTTGGGATTTTATATATCGTCTTCTCCCAGATAATATTAAAACACCAGAAATTCAACAAGCTAAGAAAAAACATTATGGTGCATATCTTCGTCCATTTGTAGTGTCTTTGATCAATGATAATATGGTAAAAATTAATTTGGAAGATTTAAAATCTAAAATGTTGGATCGTGAATTGGTAAAGCAGTATTTGAATAGAAATGAATACGGTAATAGAAGAACTGGCAAATTGAAAAAATTATCCGCTGAATCTGAGAGAGAAATTACAAGAGATTACTAAGTATAATTATGAGAAATTACGGATTCGATTATTTGGTAGAAAAGGTGCAGGTTTTATCTGAAATGGCTAAAACATCTTCAACAAGACCAGAAAAAAATGAAAAGGTTGCAAACTTCATCAATGTGACGCGACCAGAAATAGGAAAAAAACTATTTGAAAAGTGGAAAGTTCCAGCGAATGTCAAATTATTGAATGATTATGTGACGGAAGCATTATACGAGAAAATTTACAAAACAACTTTTCAATATACAAGTGTCAATCAATACATCGCAAAGTTATGGGAAAAATCTCCCGAATTGCAGGAAGATTATCTCGATTTCATCGGGACTGGATCAAATGATAGTAATAAGCGTTCCAAATGGATCATTTCATACTTAGCGAATAAAAAACCCGACCTCGCGACTTCTGAAAAATTCTTCAATGAAGTAACGAGTCCTGAATATATCGAAGAATATAAACAGAAACTCGAAGATAGATTAGAGTTTAAAAACAGGGCGAAGGGATATGCTACCCGCATCGAAACAAAATATTCCATGTCTGCTAATGATTTTGCAACCATGAAGGGGGAGGTTTGGCCAATTATTACCAAAATCAATAGAAGGAGCAAAACTTTACTACCTCCAGGAACAATACAAGCATTACGAAACAAAGAAAGAATTGTGATTGATGATGGTAATAAAAAAATTTCCGAGGATTTGATACCTTTGGATTCGTTAATTGAAACTTTAATAAGTTTGCGAGACGATCAAGAATCAGTTGAGGATTACAACGTGAATGTTAAGGAATTGAGTAAGATCATTAAAACTTTAGAAGATAGATTATCAAACAATAAACCAATCTCCAAGGAGAAACTTTATGATGCGGTTATCAAAACATTTCCCTCGGAAATGGGCGAATATATTGCGGATGAATATGAAACTGGTCTGAAATCCTATGAGAAAAAGGGAGTGTCTGAGGAAATGATTGATGACAAGCGAAAAGCTGTTGAAGATATTCTCGACATTTATACTCCAAATTTTCTAAACAGTGTGGCAAGCAAAGGTATTATAACTGAGCCAGAAATTGAAATTGTTCTTAAATGGAAACAATTGATAAAACAGTCAGATGCTCTGGAAAAACAAGAAGTCTCTGCTGGTAGAAAAGCAGCAGGATTTAGTTCAGCAGAGATTGACACATCCGATAATTTTTCTGATGTTAGAAAAGCTTCTGATGACGCATTTTACGCCAAAGAAAAAGAAAGCCCAACACAAAAACCAAAAAAACCTCGCAAACAAAAGAACGAGGAAGAAGAGACAGGTGTTATGGGATATTTCTCTGAACAAGTCAAAAAAGATAGCCACCTAAACAATATTGGCGAGTTTAAAGAGCGCGGATTTAAGAAACCAGTGAATTATCACCACTGGTTGAGTTTAAATGGTTGATCAACCGATCTCTACCAGCTTCATAGAATTTCACATCCTTTTCAATGCCAATATATTTTCTATTGGTATTGGAAGCTGCAATACCGCATGAGTTGGAACCATAACAAAAATCCAATACCAATTCTCCTTCATTGGAATATGTGTTAATTAGATATTCCAATAATTTTACGGGTTTTTGAGTTGGATGAATCTTACCTTTGTTTTTTTCCCAAAATCCTTCCAGAATAGTTTCGGGATTTTTATGGGTATATTCTCGATATTCCCCATCATTTTTTCCAATAAAAAACGTATTATCCTTTTTATATAATTTTCGTTTGATGGGTTTATCACGCTCAACCATCATCGGATAATAATTTAAATTGGGATTTCCAAACACTAAAATATTTTCATGTCTCACCATGGGTTTATACTTGGCTGTTTGCATTCCCCGTGAAATGTGTTTATCCCAAATCCATTCACATTTATATTCTTCCAAATTTGATTGTATCAGCTTAGAAGTAAATGGTTGTTGTGAAAATAATACGGTAGGAGTCTTGTCTTTCCTAACCCGTCTCAATTCCCCCCACATTTGATCCAGATCAATGATTGAATCCCACGAAACCGCATACTTCATTTTCTCATATGGAGGGTCAGCCAAAATCAAATCAACAGAATTGCTTGGAAGCTTTTTTAGAACTTCCAAGCAATCACCATGAAACAGATGAATACCTTTTTCAATCTGCATTAGTGTCGCCGCCTTCTTCCAGAGCCACGAGATTATCCTCATCAGGAGATGAGCCATAAGCCCAATGCTCTTTGATTCGTTTCTCAAGTTCTGGAAGCAATTTATTTTCCCATAAGGTAATATCTTTAGACCATTTGGAATAGTATCCAAGTTTCTCTCCTGTCCAATCGGTATAAGAAGAACCTGAGTTATCGACTACTCCCATACCTTTCATGATGTCAAGCAAACCATAATACTTGTCCAACCCTTTACTAAAGGACAGATAGAACTCACCTTCAAGATATTGCTTGATGAAGCGGTTTTTAACTGTCAAAGCACGGATAACAACACCTGAATAATTCTTCTGTGATGCAGCCAATTTATCAGTTACTTGTTTGTTATCAGCATCTTTTACCAATTTTCTAGCAAGTTGCACTGTAACAGAGGGGAGATACACCGCTGCTTTACCACCTGGCATATTCTTCTCCAAAGATGGATACATTGCACTTGGATCGTCATAGACATGGTTAGTAATCAGAATAGGAGTCTTAGTAAGAGTCGACATGTTTGTGCATGTCTTCAACAAACTCTTAACAGATTTTGCAAATGTTCCCATATCAGCAGACATGGAATCCTTGTCCATACGAGACAATTCAATTTCTGAGTTCAAATTCGCAAGAGAATCAATAGCAATAATAAATTTGCCAAATTGTTTTCTCTCTCGAACATTCTTCAGGAATTTGTAGATTGCATTTCTGGTTTGCTCCACAGATTCACACCCAACATATTTGACTTTGGTAATATCCAAACCAAATTTAGCAGCAGATTCGGGATCAATTGCACCCTCAGTATCGAAGATGACAGGAATCATACCTTTCTTCTGTGCATTTGCCAGAATTTGCATTACAAGTCCCGTTTTAAATGCACCTGATGGTCCTGCCAATTGCGTGATGCGTCCACTTGGGATACCACCATATAACGAGCCAGAAATCAGAGCATTGAGAACCATACTCCCCGTATCAATCCAATCATTTACACTGGAAAGAGTGGAATCACTCAGATATGCTGAGTATGGAACTACATCGTCCAAAGCGTTCAAAGACGCTAAAATATCTTTATCTAATTTTTCAATCATATTAACAATATATATCAGGTTTTGAATTTGAGGGTTTCATTATCGAATCAAATAATTCTGAATAATTCGATGTTTTGCTACTTTCAGGTGTTACTTTGTTGAAAACCAAATTCAAATGATCACGAATGATCTGAACTTGTTTCTCACTCAAATTATTGGTATCAGAGATTTCAAAAAACCCATTTAACCAAAATGTAAATTGTTCTGGTGACATATTATAGATCGTCAATCGAAATAACTTTAGGTGAAGATGTCGGAGCATTTTGTTCAACAGGAGGAGTATTAATCTTCTCATATTGAAGCAAAATTCTGTCATCCAAAACCACATCGCTTGTTACGATATTAGTCTTATTAAATGTCCAATTATTTTGATCACGAAATTCTTTGTTAATAAACTCAAAGAAGAATACTGGGAAGCTCTGAACTTGAATCTGTCCTGTTTGTTCTGGTTGAACGAATAGAATGACTGGATTGTTAAGTGTCAGTGTGGTTGCCGTTTCATCTACGAGTTTACCGATGATGTTACGTCCGATTTGGTCAATGATTGCTACGTGTTTGTTTGTTTTCATATACTGTGTTATTTTAATAGATTATTTTGCTTTTTCAAGTTCTAATTTGTTGTTTTGTAATTTTTTCTGGAATCCTAATGCTATTCCGTGTTTTCCGTCTGCCATCTTAAAGAAATAATCAGATCGCTCTTTGATTACTTTACGAACGATTTCCAACTTTGGATTGGGGAATGCTACATCATATTCTTTATCATTCAATAGATTGATAAAATTTTCAATAATTCGATTCTCTGCATCATTCAACCCCTTCACATATGCTTCTTGTATTGTCATAATTAATAAATTTGTGCAGGGTTTATATACATTCTCGCTGGACTTACTCCTGCTTATTCCAGATCAGATAGGAGCGACCTATCAGCCATCTTTACGCATTTTCTACAAATGCGTATAATTCTTTAGCGCGTTTAATGATCTCTTCTGAAGTTGGAAGCAAATCACTGATAATCTTATCATTAATTTTATCTTCTACCCAGCAATCGCCTTGATCACCGATCATTTTCTTTTTGGTGTTTTGCAATTTCTGATGATAAATTTCCATCAGATCACTATGTGCTATGCTCAATATATCGAGCCTTATCTCGTATGCGTTTTTGTTGTTCATTGTGTTTGTGTAAAATCAGGGTGTTGTGCCTGATAAGAATATTTACCCTAGTTACAGGGGAATGCAAATATTATTTCGAATAATCTTTTGGATGTTTCGCTTGAATGTAGACTTCACCATATGCTTCAAGAGTTCCTGTGATCATTTGAAATTCTTTTTGTGAAAGAGAATCCAAATTTTTAAGTTTAGCATAAGCTTCTTTATATTTTGCTTTGAAATGGGATTCTTTATCATCTTTCTTAGCTTTTCGCAAAGCATCAGCATATGGTTTCACCTTACCAGCAAAGTGGTAAGCAGTTAAGATAGCAAAAGAACCTTTTTTCCTTGCGGATTCTTCTATTTTTTTCGCTCCTTCTGCTCTTTTTGTTACAAAGGTTGGAAAAAGAGTATCAACAAGTTCGTTTAAAAGTTTTTCAAATAAAATCGTAAATTGCATATTATTATTTAGTAGATATTACAATCCAAACAAATCTTCCAATTCTACTGTAAGATTTTCCGATGGTTTTCTGAGTTTCCATCCGACTGCTTCATAGAATCTCTCGATTGCGGCATGGAATATCTTGCTAAACATTTTCTCGTAATCAACCACGAAAATATTATTAAATTCTTCGAGCCAATCTCCTTTGAAACCGATCATGTCCAAATTATATTTATTGGGTTTCTTGACATATACCATACGAACTTTATCTCCTGTTTTAAATTTATCATATTTAGAAGACCATTCGTTCTGTTCAACAATTAAATCATGAAAATAAGCAGCTTTCAGATGACTTGGCATCCCTTTCACAGTATTAATTCCATTGCATCTGGCTGAATATTCCGAGTAATTATTCATACCAGAGATCTTTGCAATATCTGCGATAGGCAATTTCTTAAATTCTTCGTATGCTTCATTGAACAGATCATTAGTTTCCTTCAAGGATTGAGTCATGATCATGTGTTCAATGACTTTCTTGACATATGGTTTGACCTTTTTAGGCATGGTAGTCTTCACTACATCAACTCCCCGATATTTAAACTTATCCACCTTTGTTCCCTCATCATCCAGAACATGCAGGACATAATATTTCTTACCGATGAAAATTCCGCTATCACAAATGGTTTCTCGTTTGAATACGAATCGCGGATCAGTGCTTCTCAGAGCTTTTCTTGCCCATTCTGTCATGCTATTGTTGATATAATCCTCAATATCTTCGCACAATGTATAAAATTCATCAGAACCAGCATCATATCCAAACATTTTCAGAGAAACCATGAAGGAATCCGTATCCCCGTAAATGCAACTCGCTTGCAATAAAGATTCCGATACATCTGGTAAGTTCTCTCTCACATAATCCTGAAACAAATCATTACTCTTTTTAATAACTGCTTGTCCTGTTAAAGTCACCGATGTTCCAATATCCTCATCTCCAAGGGGAGCGTATTTGTTGAGCATATATCCATACAGGGAATTGAGGTGAATTTTGTAAGCGTATTGAATACTATCAAATTTCTGCTCTCCCGCTTTATCTCCATTTTTTCGGCATTCCATCATCTTACTCTTCATCTCCTTACGCTTGGTGTAAAGATTGTCTAGGAATTCAGGAACCAAACCCCTTTTCTTTTGAGAGAATAGAAATCCAGCCTTAGTCAATGCAGCTTGTTCCTCATCAATGAATTTCTTAAAGTTCTCAGGAGTCATCTCAAACAACCTACCTGATACATGATGGATTTTCACTTTGTCCCCATCCTTCTCAACTCTACCTATTTTTGTCTCAGGGGAGAGATTTAGAGAAATCATGACTGATGGATACAGCGAGTTGGCATCGAATGACACGATATTTTCAGCAAACCCCACTTTTGGTTCTGACACATAACCTCCAGGTGCTTTATAATCAGTGACAGGGCGAATGAAAGTTGGAATATACTCATCGCGCATACGCGCACGAATAGCAATAGCACCGTTCATCGGTGGAACGGTTTTGATGGCATTTTCTAAATCACATAATCCTGTGTATGCAAGGAATCGAAGAAGATTGATATATCCCTTTTTCTCGTCCAATTTAACACAAATTTCCACATCGCGAATGTTGTAGTCAGTATATTTATACCAATCTTTTTTAGCCAATTCCCATAGATTACCTTCGTGTTGAATTTTGTTGATACCTAATTCAATTTCTCCAATATTATCCAACTTGTATGATTCTTGCTTCTCTAAGCTGAATTTCATATACATCACATAATAATCCAAAATAGAAATTCCTTCGATCACATACTCTTTGGTAGGCATTCCAAATTTACCATTCGGATTCGTCTTTTCATAAATCCTTTCAATTGGCGACAATTTCTTTGCCCATTCTTCTCCCAATTCAAATGTGATTCTGTTGATCAGGTAGGGGATATCGAATCCTGCTATGTTCCATCCACTAATCACATCAAATTCCTCTTTTCTAAAGAATTTGATGAATGATTTGAGCAAATCTTCTTCTGATTTACAAAAATAATATCTTACGTCATCTCTTGTCGTGTGATAATTCTTCAAACCGAAAACATGATACATTTTAGAAAATGAATCGAATACAGTGATCAAATTTACCACTGCTTCCGCTGACTCTGGTTCTGGAAACTTATCAGGATGAGGACATTCGATGTCTAGATAAGCAACCTTTAACGGATATTGAGAGAAATTGTCATCCTCACAAACCGACCAATAATTATCAATCAAGAATTGTTGGTATGGGGGGAGATTTTCATAGATTCGCTTGATATTACTATCTTTTACGAAATTATTTCTGTCATACGAAGAAGCGAATTCTTTCTTTTTAAGAGGAGTTCCATAGATAGATTTCTCTTTACCCGCTTTATCTTCCAGTAGAATATATGGTTTGAAGTCGTGTTCTTCTTTCACACGCTCCCCATTTTCATTCCATGTCCACAAGAAAACCTTGCGTTCACGGTTGTTGTAAATACAATTCCTATACATAAAGGAATGATAAACCATGAAATGCCAAAGTCAATACGATATTAACCCCATCAAATGATTAAATAAAAATATGCCAATTAATACTAAAGTATGGACAAATGCTGCAAACACCGAAAGCGGAAAATTTGTTCAAATCGTAAATGATGCCAGATTTCCAGCAACATCGGCAGTGACAGATCCATCTTTTGGTTCCCCTCAAATAGTCGAATATCCAAAATATGCTGTTTTGGTGAAAAATATCGATGACACAACAAGCAATTTTAGTGGTAATTTTAACATGGCAAGTGATGCATTTGGAAGAACAAGAACATCAAGTCCCTTGACTCTTTTTGATTCGTCTCATAGATATTCAGATAATAGTCTTTGGTCAACATTATCAGGAGGAACTACAACAACCTCTGCTTCTGCTGAATTCATTCAAACACAAGGTATTGTAGAGTTAAAAGTTGATGCTCTAAGCGGTTCTAAAGTATATCGTGAAACCACAAAGGTGTTTGCATATCAACCTGGTAAGAGCTTACTAATTTTAAATACATTTACTTTCAACCAAGCTAAAACAAATCTTAGACAACGTGTTGGTTATTTTGGCACTGATAATGGCATTTACTTAGAATTGGATGATGCTACTCTTTATATGGTTGAGCGCAGCATTACATCAGGCTCACTCGTTGAAACTCGTGTTCCTCAATCGCAATGGAATGTAGATAAATTGAATGGATTGGGGCAATCTGGCATTACTCTAGATATTACAAAGGCTCAAATTTTATGGGCAGATATAGAATGGCTTGGATTGGGTACCGTGAGAACAGGATTTGTCATCAATGGTCAATTTGTAGCTTGCCATTACTTCCACCATGCTAACATAATTGATACAACATATATTACAACGGGATCACTGCCGCTTAGATATGAAATTGAAAATAAAGCTGCAACTTCAGGTCCAAGTAAATTGAAGCAAGTTTGTAGTACAGTTATTTCCGAAGGTGGTTATGAATTAAGAGGGTTACAGCAAGCAGCAGGTACAGCTATAACTGCGCCGAAAGCTCTTGCGACAGCAGGAACCTTTTATCCTGTTGTTTCGATACGATTAAAATCAACAAGACTAGATAGTATCGTAATTTTAACTGCGTTGTCGGTAATGGGGGTCGCTACAGGTATCTACAAGTGGCAAGTAATTGCTTCTGGAACAACTTCTGGTGGTACATGGACTGATGCTGGAGTTAATTCTTCTGTAGAATACAAGCTAGATGGAACTGGTGTATCGGGAGGTAGAATATTAGCTTCAGGCTATTTCACTTCCAACGCGCAAGGAGCAACAACGATAGACATTTTCGGAGCAGCTTTATTCAAATTCCAACTTGAGAGAAATAGCTTTACAAGCACACCTTATGAATTAACTCTAGCTATTACAGCGAGTACGAACACAGAAGTTGTTCATGGCTCAATGGACTGGGAAGAGATAAGTCGATAAATTATAATTCACCACATCATTTATTAAATAATGATATGAATGATTATTTTAAAGACTTGGGTATGATTTACGAAAATCTTGATTTCGAATCGTCATACGACAAATATGATCCCCAAATCGAAAAAATCAAGGCAGAAGCAAATGAACTTTGCTCATATATTGAAAATTATCTGAAGGGTACTATCAATTATTATCAAAATAATAAAGAAAAATTTTTCAACAACCCTTCAGATATGAACAGCTTCCAAGCTTTGAAAGGAATGTTTGAGCGTCTTCGTCCAACTCTTGCTCAATATTCACAATTCACAAAGAATTAATCATTCCAATATTTCATAAATCTACGAGACTGATCACCCCAAGGTGTGTTCATCGATTCAAGAAACGCACCAATGTTTTCAGGTCTTTCCAGAAATCTTGTTTCACCAAGTTTTCTTAATTCTTTGGATAAATTGTGATACCTATCACGATTTTTGTAATTCAGCAATTGTTCTACTTTTACAGCTAAATCCTCCGAATTATTAAATTTTAGAAAATCAGGAACATCGGAATAAGTCACCAAATCCTGACACATACAAGGGATACCCAACACAGCACCCTCAATATATTTGATATCTGACTTTGATTTATTGAAATTATTATCCATCAAAGGTGCGAGAGTTAATTGCACATTTAGTTCGGAAATAAATTTCGGATAATTTGTCAATGTCTGCCAATGATGAAATTCAATTTCTCCATTTTGAATGTATGGATGCAATTGTGGAGGAAATGCACCAATGAAAATGAATTGATATTTATACCTATTATCGATAATAAATTTCAAAACATGGGAAAAATCGTCTTGCCCTCCTTTTTTCACATCAAAGTGCGCTCCTGAGCCAGAATATAAAATTCTTGGTTTTTTACGATTTTTATCGTAATTTTTAGCAATTTTATAAGAATCATAATAATGTCCAATCCACCATTCAGGTGGGAAATTTGGAATCACAGAGATTTTATCTTGACCTGTTTTTTCAATAAACAAATCACGCATGAACTTACACGTGACTGTGACTTCATCTGCCATTCGCATCATGTCAACGCAATTTTGACGGATTTCGTCATTATCGAACGATGGTTTTCCTGAATTATAATCAGGAATTTCTTCGCGAAATACAACATCATCTACTTCATAGATAATCTTGAATCCCATTTCTGCTTGAATGCTCTTGAGAAATTCAAAATATTGTTTTTGAGGGGTAGATGCTTGTCTTTGCAATTTGACAGTTTTAATATCTCTAAACCAATTTTTATCTAAAATCATCTTAGTAAGTGATGTGGACTCACCAAGATTATTCATATTGATATGATGTTCATGCCAACCTATTCGCCATTGTCCACATCCCTGACGATCTGCTACAAAATTTAAATAGACATTACCTTTTTTGGGTTCTTCTTTATTTTTATTTTGGACTTGAAAGGGGTTTGTTGGAAAAGGAGATGCAAACGGTTGACTATTAAACATAACATTAATTATGTATTAATTTGAAATGTCAATCCCCTTCTCTATTCATCCAAGAAGGTTTTTTATAAGGAGCGTCATAATCACTCGAAGCTTTTCGTCTGACACCAGCTATCATATCTGCTAAAGCTCTATCGGATGCACGTTTTTCCATTTCAGCTTTCATTTTCTTTTCTTTTTGTTCATCTGTTAAAGTGTTTACAAAAAAAGTATCAGCATCACGAAAATTTTCATACTCTTCATATTCATTATCATATTTATAATCTTGATAATTTTCGCCTATTGCTTTCAGAGAATCTTTAATAGCATCTTCATATGAAGGATCATATCTATCCCACATGCTATAAACTTTTTGATTTTTCCAGATTCTTGTTTTTATTCTTTCTCTTGCCAATCTTTTCAGATCTTCGACATCATCAGCATTAGTTATTATTGTTGAGGCGAGATTTTCTTCATCTTCTTTTAAAATTGCATCAAGCAAATTATAATGTCCTATAATTTTTTTTGACATGACATATTTACCATCACTACCAATAAGACATGTATAAGAATCAGGTGTGTCATCATACGAAAAATATTTACGTTTACCCTCATTGTCAATAACTGTAATATTATCAGGGGATTCTTTTATAATCCTCGAATAAATATTTGCAATGTCTAAGAAATAATTCCCACTTTTCATTTATATATTTAATCTTCTAGTGACCCCATTTTCCTTTTCAAGGAAGACTATTTCACCAGTAACATGTTTGGCAGTTTCTGTTCTATGGGAAATCACATAAACAGAAAGATCAAATCTATCAATTCGATGTTTAATTTGTTCAATCAACTTATCAATTCCCATGGAATCTAGGGTGGAATCAAGGTATTCATCAAAAAATTCCACATTAGATGACACGCCTGAAATCTTTCTCTTCAAATCCTTGAATGCCCACGCACACGCGAGGTCAACCGTTCTACGTTCGCCACCACTCAAGTTCCAGTAAGAAATCTCCTTGCCTTTATCATTGGAAAGCTGCTCATCAAAGTATTCATCGAATTTGCAACGAATGGACATACCAAGATCGTTGATATATTGCTGAATGCTTGCGTTCATCATGGAAAGAAGTCTCTTCACCACAAAGCTACGAACACCTTCTTCTCCTAGCACGAATTTACAGATTTCATAATCATCTGATTTCTGTTTGAACATTCGGGAATTGTCGTTTTCAGCGTTTTGTCTCACCAAAGTATTTTGAATACTTTCTTCGAAATTTGGTTTAGGTAATTCTTCCAGCTTCAAATTGTCCAGAGACTCTTTGTATTGCTTGAGACTGTTTTCCAGACCTTCTAATTTTTGTTTGGTGACTTTCGCTTCGTTGATCTGATCTTGGAATTCCGCTACCTTTTGTTGAACCTTTTCCTTTTTGGAATGAAATTGGGATTTCTCTTCCTTCAATTTGTCAATCTCCTCAACAATACCATCCAATTCGGATTGATATTGTTCCTTCATCTTCTCCAGATGCTCCACATGGGTATGGGGAATATCTTGGAGGCATTTATCACACTGAATACCATCTTCAACAGAGGAAAATTTATCAATTTCTTTCACCTTCAGCTTTCTCAAAGTCTCCTTGGATGAAATCGCATCATTCACATGACCGATCTTTCCATCCAGCTTTCTCCATGCTTCATGATACTTTTCTTGCTCTTGTTGTATCGTAGAAACATCCATAACGGATGTTTTATCAATCTCTTTTTCAATATCAAAGATTTTCCCTTGAATTTCAATGCGTCTCGCCTCAAGACGACCCTCCATTTCTTCGACTTTCTTTTGGTAATCTTCTTGTTGTCTATTCAGAGTTTCCAAAGTGTTGTCAATTTCTTCCAATTTAGCAGAGGAAATATTCATATCTGATTTGTTCTCACGAATCAGATTCTTCAATTCGTTACTCATTTTACCAAAGACTTCCAGAGAGAAAATATCATTGATGAATTTGCGCTTCTCTTCAGGCTTCTTTGCCATGAATGGGATGTTATCCGAAAGAGATAGAATATCACAACTACGACAAATCACAGGATTGGAACCGATCAAATCACAGATGAATTTATCTGTATTGGCAATGGAGTCCTTGGT